TATAATGTGGGGTTCCCGGGACTGGTTAAAAATTGTTATTGTATAATTAAAGGATAAATAAAATGGAAATCAAACATAAAATAGGAACTCATAAAATAGGTAATTTTGAGTATACTATTGAAACAGGGGAAGGGTTTACACAAGTAAAAAAAAACCAAAAAGCATTGGCAAAATTAACTAAGTTTCATAAAAAGGTACCTGATAGATGTTATTTTAAAGAATTGCAGAAAGAAGAAATGAAACAAAAACACTTAATTGAACAAAGAAAAAAATTAAATTTTAATATATTTTAATTATGGATTATTTAAAAAACGTACAAATTGACGAATCTGCATTAGATGTAGAATGGTTGCAGCAGGCTTCACTCACTTTCCAATATGGTAAGAATAGAGCTTTCACAAAAAAGATCCTCGAAAAGAAAAAGGAAAGACTTGCTTTATGTAGTGCAGAATTAACACAAGCAATACATAAGAATCCAGCCCAATTCCAAATCGAAAAGGTTACTGTTGCTGCGGTTAATGCCGCTATTTTACAAAATGATGGTTTTCAAGATGCTAATAATATAGTAATTGAAGCCATTTATGACAATGATATAGCAGGGGCAGCTTGTGATGCTATTTCAAGTAAAAAATCAGCACTTGAAAATCTTGTTAAATTGCATGGACAAAATTACTTTGCAGGACCATCAATTCCAAGAGACTTATCTGAGGAATGGATTAGTAAAGAAAAGGCTAAAAAAACAAATGAAGCAATAGCCCAAGCAATGCCAAAAAGAAGGGTTCGTAAATGATAGTACTTCAATATTTAGTAATAATTATTGCTTCTTGGTTTGGGCTTTTATTCGTTACTTGGTCTATATGTTATATTGGAACCAAAGCAGTATTAGCAGCATGGGAAACATTTTTAAAAAATAAAAAATTACTCACTAATAAAAATAAGTAAAATGGCTAAAAAAAGTTATAAGAAGCCAAACTTTAAAAAGGCAGTAGCAAGTAATCAAGAAAAACGAAAAGCAGAAAATTCTTCTTTTAGTTATTTAGACTTGCCAAAAGATGTAGAAATCTTTAAAGAAGCAAAAGGAAAGATTTATGTGGATATTGTACCATATCCTGTAACAAATGCAAAACATTTAGATAGAGATGTTGAAAAAGATGTTGCAGTAGTTGATAATTATTGGTTCAAATTACCATTTAGAGTACATAAAAAAGTAGGAGGAGGGGATGGACAAACTGTTGTATGTCCAAGTACTTTTGGCAAAAAATGTCCAATGTGTGAATATCGTAAAAAAAGAATGTCAGAAGGTGCTGATAAAAAAGAATTAAAAGACCTTAATTATACTAAACGAAATCTTTATGCAGTTATTCCAATTGACAATAAAGAGTTTGAAGAAAAAATTCATGTCTGGGACACCACTGATTGGTTTGTACAAAAACTAATTGATGATGAATTAGAAGAGCAAGAAGATAAGAGAGGATTTCCTGATTTAGAGGAAGGACAAACTCTTGCATTTAGATTTGAAGAAAAAACATACAATAGTCATCCATATTTTCAACCAAATAGACTTGATTTTGAAGATAGGGATGCTTATGAAGAGGACATTCTTGATGATGTTCCTGAATTGGATAAATGCTTAAAAATACTTTCTTATAATGAGCTTAAAGCTTTACTGATGGAAGTTGATCCTGAAGATTTAGAAGATGCTGAAAATGATGATTTGGATATTGAAGAGGAAAAAGTAAAAAAACCAACTCGCAGAAGAAAAACAAATACAGAGGAAAAAGTGGAAGATCCTAAACCAACTCGCAGGAAAAAACCCGCTCCAGTAATTGAAGATGAACCAGAACCTGAACCAGAATCAGAAGAAATCCCAGAAGGTTTTGAACTTTGTGAAGCTTGTGATGGAACTGGTATGACTGCAAAAGGTAGAAAATGCCCAGTTTGTAAAGGAGCTGGAATTGTTGAAATTGAAGATGATTCAGAATCAGAAGAGGAAAAACCTGGAGATTCCTTTAAAAAAGGGCATGAAGCACTTGCTGCTAAAAAAGGCAAATGCCCAAATGGTCATAAATTTGGAAAAGATCATGATGCCCATCCTGAATGTGATGATTGTGCCTTATGGAATGATTGCTTAGATGCTTGTGAAGTATAAATACAATTGATTTTTAGCCCTTTCTTTATAAAGTAGTATATTTTATTACTAAAAATAAAGAGGGGCTGAAAATGGTTTAAAACAAAGGAAAATTATATGTCTATTTTTGAAACAAATTATGAAAAAAATACAGAAAAGCAAGTTAGGACAATTACTACTTTGGATCTTCCAAATTGTGATGCTGAATACTTTACTTTATACGCTCTCTATAAAAAAACCTCTGTTTCGGCAATTCACAGACAAGCATTGAAAGAATGGACTGAAGGGAACACCTTATCTATTCTTTGTTTATTGCATGAAATTACAGAACAAGCTCAAAGAGCTTGGTATCACACGGATAAACAAAATATTAACTACCAAGAATTTATTGATAATATGACTGTAGAATTGCATCAAAAAGGGGTTTGTATGAAACATATTGATTTTATTAAATCTAAACTAAAAAAATAATGGAAAGAAGAAAACCAACATTGGCAGATAAAATGAAAAAATCTGCAAACACTCCAGTTAAAAAGAAAAAGAAATATGATGGGAATACTGAAGTAATGATTAGTACTGGTTCCACTTTATTGGATTTAGAAATTACAGGAGGTCGTAAAAAAGGAGGAGGGATTCCAAGTCGTATTTTTATGGAAGTTTCTGGTCCTGAGAGTAGTGGAAAATCTGTTTTACTTTCTGAATTAGCTGGAGCAATTCAAAGACAAAAAGGGACTGCTTGTTTTAAAGATCCAGAAGGAACTCTTGATGAATCTTTTGCTGCTATTTTTGGAATGAAATTTGACCCAGAACAATATTCCAAACCAAATACAGTTTCACAAGTATTTCAAGAAATTAGAAAATGGGAACCAGCAACTCCAAAAGCCATAAATGGAATTTTTGTTGATAGCCTTGCCGCTTTGTCCACTGATTTAGAAATGGATAATGAAGATGGGGATAAAATGGGATCAAGAAGAGCAAAAGAATTTAGTGAAGGGTTTAGGAAATCTTGTCGTTTAATGGCGGATAATAATTGGTTAATGGTGGCAAGTAATCAAATCAGAGATAAAATAGGAGTTACTTTTGGAAAGAAAACAGATACCCCTGGAGGGAAAGCTCTTAAATTTTATGCCAGTATTCGTTTGGAATTTGTAGTAATTAAAAAGATTTACAAAGAAATAAAAATAGCTGGAGAACTTGTTAAAAAGGCAATAGGAGTTGAAGTTCTTGTAAAAGTAATTAAAAATAAATGTTGGAAGCCTTTTGGATCCTGTACAATAGATATTGTTTTTAATTATGGGATTGATGATATTAGAGAAAATTTAAATTACATTAAAAAATATACCACCAATAAGGAATATACAGTTGGAGGAGTGTTGTTAGGAAAAGGAATTGAAAAAGCAATTGCCAAAGTAGAGCATGAAGGATTAGTTAAGGATTTGAAAAATGAAGTAATTGATTTGTGGGAAGAAATTGAAAGTAAATTTGAAATAACCAGAGTTAAAAAAGAAAGGGATTAAAATTATGACAATTGAAAAAGCATTACTGATTCAACAACTTGAAAACTGGTATCAAAAATTACGAAAAATAATTCCAGAGAAACCTTATACAAACCTTGAATTAAGTTTGCATTTAGATTTAGAAGAAATAGAATCTATTGAAGAAACTATAGAAGAAATCCAATCCATTTTAAACCTGCTAAAAAATGACTAAATCAATATTAGCTTGTGATCCTTCTATTACTGCTTTTGGTTGGGTTGTGATTTCTCAAACTGGACAGGTAATGCATAGAGGTTGCATCCAAACCAAACCAAGTCCAAAAGTAAATAAAATTAGAAAAGGGGATGATAGATGTAGGAGAATTACTGAAATCAATACAATCTTGTTAAAACTGATTAGGAAATTCAATGTACAGTATATTGTCTCAGAGCAGCCTCATGGTAGCCAATCAGCCTCAGCAGCAACTTGGCTTGGAGTAATGCTTGGAATGTTACAGACTTTAGCAGATACTTTAAAAATAGGGATCGAGTGGTATAGTGAGGGGGAATGTAAGCAGAATATGTTAGGCAAAAAAACAGCAGTCAAGGTGGAAATGATAAATGCAATTAGAAAAGAATATCCAGAATTTCCATTTAAAAATGTGAAATACTTTGATGAAGCAGTTGCTGATGCGATGGCTGTTTTCCATTGTGCTCACACTTTTAGCCCAGTTTTAAAATATTTATTGAAACCTTAATGAAAATGAGTAAGTTTTGTATAATGTATTGAATTTAGTTAATTTGTTTTATTGGGGAGTTTTTGTGAAGTTGTTTTTATCGTAAGTTTTAGCAACCATAAAAGCTCCCTTTTTTAAAAAGTAAAAATTATGAAAATATTGCCTACAGATTATATGTCAAAAATAACAGAAAAAGCTATTATTGAGATTTATAGTAAAAAAGAAAAAATACTTATTGAAAAAATAAAAAAAATATATCCTAATTTTGATTTTGAATCTGAAAAAAGGAATAGATTTAAAAATATCGCAGTCATTTGTGAGGGGAATGTTGAGACCTATTTTTATAATGATGGAAGTATAAATGGAATTAGAATTGTTACTTTTAAAGCTGCCCAAGATATATCACTGATAGAAACAGGAATATCTTTTATAATTAAATTAAAATATTATTAAAAAGTAAAAATTATGAAAAAACAAAAAGTATTAGAAGTGGGTTGTTTTGCAACTATTTTATTTCAAAGAGATTCTAAAAAATTTATAGCAAGGACAAAAGTTCAAATTGCTTATCTAACAAGAGGAAAAAGTATTGCCATTGTAAGAGCTGGAGGAAGAGCTGAAATAGTTTTGGTGAGGGATTTAAAAGTATTACATTATGATTAACAAACTTTCCATAGCCAACTATCAGAGTCATAAACATTCTATTCTTAATTTTCATTCAGGGGTAAATGTAATTGTAGGGACTTCTGATTCAGGCAAATCAGGTGTTGTAAGAGCATTAAGATTTGCTACTTCCAATACTCCAAGAGGGGATGCTTTTCGTAGTCATTGGGGAGGAGAAACTGCTGTTGAAATAGAATGTTCAGATTGTTCAGTTTTAAGAACAAAAACTAATTCAGAGAATGTTTATCTGCTTAATGATAAAACTGATTTTAGAGCGTTTGGAACTGAAGTGCCTGAGGAAATCAGCAAGGCTTTAAATATTGATGAAGCCGTGAATCTTCAAAAACAAATTGATAGTCCATATCTTATCTCTGAAACTCCAGGACAAGTTGCATTGCATTTTAATAGAATGGCTCAACTTGAAAAGATTGATACAGGTTTAAAAAATGTGCAATCTCAAATAAGATCCTCAGAGCAATCCATAAAAGCCAAAGAGGAGGAGCTGCAGAATAGACGAAATCAATTAGATGATTATAAATACATTACTGAGGCTGAGGAAAAAGTACAAGCTCTGGAGCAAAAGGAATTAAGAATTACCACTATCACAAAAGAGGTTAATTCAATTACTTCCATTATTTCAAAGCTGATTTCAATAGATAGTCAAATAAAGAGAGCAGAGAAACCATTGAAAGCAGAATCAGCCGTATTACAGTTAATAAAACTAAGTGAGAGCATAAATACTAAGGAAAATAAAATGGGGGCTTTACAGCGGCTTAAAACAAGTATTGAGACCTTAGAGCGAAAGATTGAAAAAGGGAGTAATTTTGTAAAGGCTGAGAAAAAGGTAATTGCTATTTTGGAATTGTCTAAGAAAGTTAATACAGGGAGTACTGAATTTAATAAACTTGCTCTTTTTATTGATGGGATTGAGGGGGTGGATTCAAGTATTTTAGCAGAGCAAAAGAAATTGAAAGAGAATAAAAGACTTTGGGATGAAAATCAACCTGAGATTTGTCCATTGTGTAATCATCATAAAGACTAAAAGTATGGATAAAAGTCTTGTACTCCCTCACGAAATGAAATTAACCTCAAGATTTGAGAAATTCTGTTTATTGTTTATTAAAAAGCAATACAAGGTGGATACTTTGAAATCTTGCAGATGCACTACTGTTTATAAAATATGGAGAAATAAAATGTATATCCTGTACACAATAGTCACAATAGAAATAATATGAAAAAAAGAGATAGGAATAAGAAAAGATTTTGGTGCTCAATA